GCACCACATTCTGCTTTGAAGCTAAGTGTTACTTTCTTACCAGCAAATATATAAGAGTCTTTACTTTCAAGACCTTGACATACTCCAGTTGGGTTTACTTGAGACGTACCATTATTTCTTTGGACTCTCAAACAATAACCACTATCATAAGCTATAGCTGAAGTCTGTTGACTTACAGTAAGATCTAATGCTCCACCATAACTTCTCCATCTATCGCAAGGTCCATAAGTGTTAATAGTACTATTTGTCGTTCCGCGTTGTGCGATTCTCATGCTTCCATTGATCAGGTGGTTGCGTCTACCTAATCCATAAGTACCTTTAACATCACCAGTTACATTGACACCAGTTGCAGTGGTTTTAATCTTCTCGACATTATCATGGTATAGATGTACTGCTCCATCTCCAAAGCAGTCAATACTTTTCTCACCAGCTTTAGCTTGGATGTAGATATTCCCACCACTATCTTCTATGTATAAATCACCTGTTGTATTCCTGAGACTACAGTTAGTTCCATCGTGTCTAAGATAAGCATCTGCATCACTACCTAAAGAAACTTTAACACCATCTGAAAACTCTAAAGAATCATCTGATTCGTCCCAATTAAGATCTTTACCAGAATTACTTTGATTTAAAAATTTTACATCACCAGTAAATATGCCACCTGCCAGAGGCATGGCACCTGATATCTTACTAACTGTTATTGCCGCATCAGCTTTAATGTCAGCGTTAACAATAGAACCATCTTCTATACCGCCAGAATTTACTTTAGTGAGTGCCATAGTTTTAGTTAATCAGGTTTCGGATACTTAGCTTTGACAGGATCGACTATATCTGTCTTCCACTTATCAAGTCCGTTATGGTAAATATAATCTAACTGTGTACCAAAATCTGGATACTCTCCAAGCCGTTTCATTTTATAAGATTCTTTTTCATTTAACCTTGTATGTTCTGTATTAATCGCATCTTCAGCAGGTTTAGTACCTGATATCATTCTTAGATCTTCATACTTACGATCCTTTCCATCCCATACAAATTCTGCATTTGGTAAAAGACTTAGTAAAGCATCAGCTTTTGAATAGTATTCCAAAGTTAACTCTCCAATTCAAAGACTGTAATTGAACCAGCAGCACCAAAGGTTGCTGTACCTAATCCACCACCATTATGTTTTTTAAAATTAACTGCATAAGTTAACTGGTTAGTAGTAGTTGGACTATCTAGATGAACACTATACATTGGCATTAAAGCTCTAATACCACCGGGGTTGGCATACGCTCCACCAGTATGTATTTCAGTTGTAGTTGTAGTCGTGTGATCATACCTAGTAATTTGAAACAGTCCATTACTTGATCCTGTTTGCATAGTACCAGCTGTTTCCATGATCACTAAAAATTTACAAGCATTAGATTGAGGGGTGAGTGAAACTGAATGTCCTGTTAGTGACTGATAACTATCGCTAGTAATATCTCCACTAAAAGTACTTGTTGCCATACGAGCAACAGCTTGTGATAGTTCTACACTCCCGACGAAAAGACCCATTATGATACCTCCGTTAAATTAAATTTATACTTCTTACCATTTCGTTTGTTAATCAAGAAGAGTTCCTCAGCTCCTTCTTGTATAGTATAACTCCCCCATGTACCGTCAACATCATTAGACGATCCTTCATTAGATAAGTTTAAGTCATTCGTATAGATGTTGGCCCATCCATTAGAAGATGATCCTAAGTCTCTAGTATTATTAGCTTCTGGTATTAAGTTTCCAGTTACAGTAGCACCAGCGGCTGATGTCTCCAGTTTCTTAACATTATCATGGTACAGCTCACACGCTCCGTTAGCTAAAAATCTTGCTCCAGTTTCATTACCTTGAACAGTAAAATTTATATTGCCACCACTTGTTAAAGTACCATCAGCACCTATCCTCAAATCAAAGTCATCTGAAGCAGGGGTTTTTAGATCAATAAATGCACCTGTCGATCCACCAATTTCAAGCGATCCTAAGCCATTTGTAGCTGTAAAGTAGGCACTTAAATTACCACTTGTATTTTCTACAGTTAAATCATCTGCTGTTACTCTTCCAGTTACATCTATTCCAGCACTTGTTGTTTCAAATTTTTTAACATTATTATGATTCAATTCTACAGCCCCATCACCAATGAACTTAGCCATTGTTTCGATGGAAGTTCCATTGTTTTGAATATGTATTTGCCCTGATGCAGTGCCTGATCTCAGTACACCTTGAGTTCCATCAGAGAAAATAATCATTTCTCCATACGTTCCATCTCCAAGTTTTACACTTACGTTATCGTTAAACTGAACAGCATTATTACCACCTACCATTGTTACATCAGACCAACCGATACCTTCAGTTGATCCATCCTTCTTTAAGTATTGTCCTGTACTTCCTGTATTACTTGTATTTAACTTAGCTAAATCAATTGTTCCTGCTGATGGAGTTCCAATATTAACTGTTGATCCAATTGTAATAATAAAGAACGGAGCACCTGTAGCTGGAGCAGCAGCTAATTGAAGAGCAGATCCATTGAGACTAAAGCCTTCTGATGGAAAACCACTACCTGAATTTGGCTTTTGAATTACACCATTAATACTTACAATTAATTGTTGTGCTACAGAAGGAGGATTGCTAAGAGTAAACTTCCTAGCTGTTCCATTAAATGTTGCACTACCACCCGGAGGATTATCACTTCCACTACCTAAACTTGATAGTGTATTTATAAAGAACTCACCAACAGATACGACCTCATCCCATGCGTTATTGGCTGCATTTCTGACATACATTTTGTCAGTATCTTGACTAAAGAATAGATCTCCAGCGTCATTATCTGATGATGGATTACTACCTGTTGCTGTTCTATATCTATTGTTGAAGTCATTAATATCATCTGACAACCGTTCTACATCTGCTTCTTTCGCAAGAACTTTATGATAAGTATAAGTATGAAGCGTTGTTGTAGTTTGAACTTGCAGTCCTATACCTGTTCCAAGTGTCTTGCTTTGTAGAGAAGAAGGGAATCCATTAATAGTTACGGTATTACCAGTGCCAGCTCCATTGGCAATAGTTGCGACTCCACTTCCATTAACAACAACACCACCTGCATCTGAAATAGATACAACTGTTCCAGCTCCATCGCTCGGATCTGGGTTGGTAGCAGGGAAAGAAGTCTCATTTGAAATTGCAACGAACCCTCCTAAGGCATTCGTTACAGTTAGAATTCGATCATTTACTGCTTTAGAAGTTGGGAACTCTGTGTCGCTATTGCTTGTAAGAGTAGTGGCTTTAGTCATGCCACTTACTACGTTTAAGTTTGTAGTAGTAGCAGTGACTCCATCTAATTTATTTAGTTCTGCTGTAGAAGAATTGAGTCCAGATAAAGTATTAAGTTCAGCAGTTGAAAGAGTTGCTCCGTCTAAAATTGCAACCTCACCTGATGTAAGTAATGCAATGTTTGCTGATGCTCCAGCTTGACAACCAGCAAGATTAGTTAGGTCAGCATCTAAAGGCTGCTTTGCATCTAGCTGTGTTTGTAATGCTGAAGTAACACCATCAACAAAGTTAAGTTCAGCAGTTGAAAGAGTTGCACCATCAAGTATCTGTGCTTCAGCTTGAGTTAGATCAGCCAACGCAGCGGCTGTATCAGAACTCATAGTTGCTAGTTCTGTTAACTCTGCATCTAGTGGCTGCCTTGCATCGAGTTGAGTCTGGACATTAGAAGTAACACCATCGACATAGTTAATCTCTGCTGTTGTAGCAGTTACCCCATCAAGAAGATTTAATTCAGTAGTGGTAACTGTTGCGCCATCTAGGATTTGGACTTCTGTATTAGTCAGATCAGCAAGAGAAGAAGCTGTACCTGAACTCATCGTTGCTAGTTCTGTTAGTTCAGCATCTACTGGCTGCGTTGTTGTATCTACATAGTTCTTTGTCGCTGCATCCTGTGCTGCTGTTGGATCAGAAACTTCAGTTAACTTTTGACTTCCTAATGTTGGTAGACCTGTACTAGAACTAATAGATATACCTTGCTTAAGACTGTCATCTAACTCTTGTGCAATATATAAATGCTGAAGATTACTGGTATCTAAATCACTAGCAGTAAGAGTCGAACCATCTGCATAATCAACAAGAACAGCAGCAGGAGGAGTAACTCGTCTAACTTCAACACGTGTACCAGAAGCAGGGGCACTAGCTAATCGTGCCGTAGTTGCATTATGGAAGGTAAAGCTAGTGTCTACATAGTTAACATAGACTTTTACATGTGCTTCCTTAATGTAAGGAAACGAGATTGTGTAATCGGTTTGGCTACTCCCTGCTGAGTAGATGGTGTATGCGTAGGCCATAGGTTAAGCGATGAGTTAAGCGATGAGTGCCCTCCATGCTTCAAGGTTACTCTGTGTCT